GGTACTTCCAATCTTCATGCTTATTTGATGTTGTTTGATAAGTTGTTGTATTTGAAGCAGCAACTTAAATTGAAGTCGTTTTATGAATTGCAAGACCGTTGGATAGAAGTCCATGGTTTGAAGTCCGTTTTTTGTGCTTATCCTTTCTTTTTTGAAGATTTGCCTAATGAGTTGCCTACTGTTAAAGGTTTGGATTCCAAGAATTTCCGTTTGATTCGGAGTATTGATAAGGTTTCCAATTTTTATTGTGGCCGTTATTTGAATCGGCGTTATGTTGATTCCTGCCGTGAGAGTTCTTTTGTTTCTTATGGATATTGGCGAGCCGTTCAGCGACAGAAGTTTGCAGATAAGAACAAGCGCAAGAAGTTGAATAACGAGGAGGTAAACGGTTATCGTAGAATTTATTAGTTATTGTTTAATTGTTTAATATTTTTATTTGTTTAAATTATGGATAGAGTACCCAAAATTAGTGTTCCGCGTTCTACGCGTCCGCGCAATGCTTTTGATTTGTCCCAGCGTCACATGTTTACGGCCCATGCAGGCATGTTGTTGCCAATTCTTTCTTTGGATTTGATGCCCCATGACCATGTGGAGATTAACGCTAGTGATTTCATGCGTTTGCAGCAAATGACTACTGCTGCATTTGTTTCCATGCGTGGTGTTTATGAGTTCTTTTTTGTGCCTTATGCTCAGCTTTGGCATCCTTTTGACCAGTTGGTTACTGGCATGAAAGATTTTAATTCTTCTTTGCTTTCTTCTAAGTATTCTAAGTCTCCTGCCGGTGTTCCGTCTTGCAGGTTGGTTGACATTGCTCAGGAATGGGATTCTTATAATTCTGATCCTAAAAAGATGGCTGTTCGTGATAAGGATATTTTTGGTTTTCCCGTTAAGGAGAATTTTGCGCGCATGTTTGATTTGCTTGGTTATGGTGACATTTCTTTGAAATCTGCGGGTAAGCAAGTTGTTGACCAGATGCTTGGTAATATTAAGGTGACACCTTTCCGTGCTTTGGCTTATCAGAAGATTTATTATGACTTTTATCGTAATAATACTTATGAAGCTGGTGATGTTTCCAATTGGAATATTGACGGTGTTGTTGGTAATGTTGATGCCCGTGATTTTGTTAATTTTTTGCAGCTTCGTTATCGTAATGTTGGTTTGGATTTCATGACTAATGTCCGTCCTACTCCTTTGTTTAATTTGGATAATGTTCCTGGTCAGTTCTTTACGGGTTCTTTTCCCGTTGTCTCCGGTAATTCCACTGTTAATGCTTATGGTTGGTCTGATAAGGATAAGTCGGTTTCATCGGTTGGAGTTGCTTCCATTCGTAATGCTTTTGCATTGGATAAGCTTTTGGATGTTACCATGCGTGCAGGTAAGACTTATGCGGAGCAGATGGCTGCGCATTTTGGTGTTAGTGTTCCCGAGGGTCGTGACCATCGTGTTAGTTATATTGGTGGTTTTGATTCCAATTTCCAAGTTTCTGATGTGACCCAAGTTAGTGGTACCGGAATGACTGATAATGATACTATTGGTGAGAGTGGTGTTGGTTATCTTGGTAAGGTTGTTGGAAAAGGTGTCGGTAGTGGTAACGGTCGTGTTGTTTATGATGCTAAGGAACATGGTGTTTTGATGTGTATTTATTCGATTGTTCCTGATATGTATTATGATTATACCCGTGTTGACCCGTTTGTCCGTAAGCAGACTCGTGGTGATTTCTTTGTGCCTGAGTTTGAAAACCTTGGTATGCAGCCTTTGGATAGTGTTTCCATTTCTACTCAGTCTAATACTGTTCCTCCTAGTGTGCTTGGTTGGCAGCCTCGTTATAGTGAGTATAAGACTGCTTTGGATATTAACCATGGTGAGTTTGCTGGTGGTCGTGCATTTGAGTATTTCACTGTTTCCCGTGCTCGTCAGCGTGATTATATTGAGCGTTTTGATTTGTCTTCATTGAAGATTAATCCTGAGTGGTTTGAGTTTATATTTCCTGCTAGATATGATGGCAAACAGAATACTGATTGTTCTTATGGTGGTTGTTATTTCAACATTGTTAAGGTCAGTGATATGAGTGTTGATGGTCTTCCTAAGTTGTAATTTAAGTTTATTATTATGAGTAACAAATATTATTGTATTAATGTATTGCGTATGACTGAGGAGCAGTATAATGCGCAGTTGGTTTCGGTTTCTCGTAATGAGGATTTGCCGAAGTTAAATGCCGAGATTGAGAGTATTATTGATTCTGTTGCCCCTCTCAGTGAGGTTACGGGTAACCGTGTCAATGATGTTGACCGTTTGTTAGACCCTAATGTTTCTCCTATGGAGAAAGAAGCTGTGTTATCGAGGATGCAGCGTGTTCCGATGGAATCGCGTAAAAATGTTCCTGATAAGGATTTGGTTAGGACTGTTCCTAGCCGTTACAATTCCACTCTTACTGATGTGGATAAGGTTAAGGATGTATTTGAAAATGATGTACTTCCGTCCATTTCAGAGGAAGAAAAAGCGGATGCTTCTTCTGTTGGTGAGGATGGTTCTGCTGGTTCTGTTGGTTCTGATTAGTTTATTGTTTTTGTAGAGGAGGAAACTCCTCTACTTTAAATTTTTGTTTTATGGATTTTGTAAGATATTCTTTAGACAGTTCCGACCGTGTGTTTTCTGTCTGTAAGTCTATGGCTGTGCCATGGGGTGCTATTGCAAGTGCTGCTGGAAGTTTGGCGAGTGCTGGTGTAGGTGCCATGGCAAGTGGCAATTTGAATTCTCGTAATCGTCGTTGGCAAGAGCAAATGTTGTGGCAGCAACAAGGTTGGCAGGAAAAGTTGATTGATGCTGAACGTGAGTATAATGACCCTAGTAATGTTCGTGCCCGTATAGAGAAAGCAGGTTATAACCCTTATCTTTATAATGGTCAGGCCGATGGTTTAGGTTCGTTTTCTGGTGGTGCTTCCGCTTCTGTTCCTGCTCCTCCTGCTACGTCCTCCCCTCTTGGTGCTGTCGCTGCTGGATTGGCTTCTGCCCCTAATGCTGTTATGCAGGCATTGCAGGCTGATAAGACTATACAAGGTCAGCAGTTGGATAATGATAAGGTTCAATATGAATTGCAAAAGCAGCTTGACAATGATCGTGTGACCGATGAAGACGGTCGTACCGCTTATTTGTCTTCTGGTATTAAGTCTGTTGCCGATGCTCGTCAGGCGCAAGCGACCGCTAACAATGCCGTTGTGACTAGCACTATTGCCCAGATGAATATGGATTGGTTGCAAGGTTCCGCTTTGGATGAGAATGGTCAGCCGATGACCGATGAAGCAGGCAATGAGTTGACTAATTTCGATGTTCAGAGTGAGACTGAGCAAAAGAATCAGATGGCGACCTATCAGAAGTGTTTGGCAGAAATAGACAATCTTGGCAAGCAAGGCAAGGTAATTGATGTTGACCGTCTGTTGAAGCAGTTTGATTTGTCATTTTTGAAACCTCTCGAGGAGAAGACTTTTCGTATGCGTATTGGTGTCTTGAACTCCGAGATTACCCGTAATAATGCCGATGCCGATGCTGCGATTAGTTCTTCGCTTGCAAGTCGTGCTGCTGCTGGTTTGACCAATGCGCAAACCCAGACGGAAAATGCGATGCGTCATGGTCGTGTTAGTGAGCAAAATTCGCGTTCGCGTGTTGCTAAGTTTGGTGCTGATTCTTCTTATATGGATTTGCAGGATAGAAAGGCAGATTATTTTTATACTGAGCCTTATAGGACTAATCGAATTGATTGGCAAAATCCTTGGAATACTTTACGCGGAGGTGCTAAGGCTGTTGGTGATTTGGTTAATGATATTATTCCTATTAAAGGTTTGGTTCATTCTTTTAAGTAAATAATTTTAATTTTATGTTTTATGGTACAGATATTAAGGTGGTTCGCTGTCCGTATGAAAAAGGCGATGAAATGGCTTGTGATTGGCGCTGTATTGAGTTTGATAATATTGGCCGTTTCGTTTCTCCTTATTGGTGCAGCGTTAGTAATATGAATTGTGTTTTTTATCCTGGTTTTGATGCCCGGCCGAAGTAATTGTTTTTAATTTTTATCTATCTATTTATTTGGAGTGGCTTGTGAAAGTCGCTTCATTTTTGTTTATGGACATTTTACAATAAAGGAGCTTCGCGACGACTTGTAGCGTTTAGCGTCCAATGTCGTTAGACGAATAGTGAGCTTGCGAACGGTACGCGGAGCGCGTAAAAGCCTAATTTTTTGAGTTGTCAGTTTTCCACCAGGCAAACACCCCCGTTGTTTGCAGTCCTCTTGTTTATTATTATGAAAACTGACAGTACTAATATATATATGTATGTGTGTGTGTGCGCGTGCATGTGCGCGCGTGCGTTTTCGCGCGTGTGCGCGTGTGTGTGCGCGTTTGTTAGTTTTATTTATGTTTTTTATGTTTTTCGGCATATAACTACATTTTATTTGAAAATATTTTGTTTTTTTGTTTGATGGTGTTTTTATTTGTTTTATATTTGTGTTGTGTTTAATTGTTATCGCTTATGAAACTTGATGTTAAGACCCCTATTGCTGTATTGCTTTGGATGTTTGTTGCATTCTTAGTTCTTGCGCCTATATTGTTTTTTTTACAAGGTTTTTTGAATCGTTAGTTTTTTGTTTATGAAACTTGATGTTAAGACCCCTATTGCTGTATTGCTTTGGATGTTTGTTGCATTCTTAGTTTTTGGTATTTGTACTTCTTTGGTTTCTATGATTCTTTTTATGATTGATAAGTAATTTTTTTTGCGTGTTTTTTATTTAATCATAAGGCGCGTTATCTCCAAACAGTGTTATTATGTCGATATTTAATAATTTATTTCAGACGAAATTCATCAAGGTTAGTTCCCTGCTGGTTTCCTACGTTCTCATTTTTGGCTTGGCCCTTGTGACCCTGCTTAGTTGCATCATCGTTATATTGTTCATTCTCTTATTGTGATATTTTATGTCTGACGTTCTTCAGTCCTTTAGCAACTGTTTTGACCCCCAGCGCATTTATAACAAGTACACCCATTCTTTGGAATATGTCTCTTGTGGCAAGTGTGCTGCTTGTGTCAACCGCAAGGCGAATGTTCAGACGGCCCGTGTTCAAAATGAAATCAAGCAGCATCGGTATTCTGTTATGTTCACATTGACCTATAACAATGACAGTCTGCCCCGTATGCGTGCCGTTATGGACGCTAACGGTAAGGTTCAGTTGATGCCGATTGGCCGTTATGCTGACTTGTGCAGTTATTCACCTTTAAATTATTTTGATGAAGATGTTAAAGATTATTCGTATTATTTTGATGATTCTACGTTTCTTCCTCGGATCGAATCCGAAGAAGTGAGTTATGAGTTTGGTGTTGTCTGCAAGCGTGACGTTCAGAATTTCATGAAGCGTCTGCGCTGGTGGATTAGTAAAGATAAAGATTTTAATAATGAAGACAGAAAACTTAGATACTATATCGCTTCGGAATACGGTCCTAAGACCTACCGTCCGCACTATCACGGTGTCTTATTCTTCGATTCTGAAAGGCTCTTGTGTAAAATCAAAGATTTTATCGTTAAGTCCTGGGGTCGATTTGAGAGAAAGCAAGGAATTAATAGGTTTGTGTTTAGGCCGTTTGCGTCTGTTCGTCTTACCTATGACTACATCAAGCAGTGCGACCCCAACACAGCGTTCTATGTTGCGTCGTATGTTGCTGGCAATCTTGATTTACCTCAAGTGCTTCAACTCCGTTCAACACGACCGTGGCACATTCAAAGTAAAGGTCCGATTATTGGTTGTTACAAAGTCGATTATCCGCAAGTATTCTCGCGTATCTCTCGAGGATTTGTTTACGATAGTGTGCCAGTGTTTGACAAGTCAAGCGGATGCACGGAAATCGTTGATATGGTCTTTTCCTCGAGTTTGTTGGATTCCGTGTGGAGCAAGTGTTTCGAGTATCGTAACCTTTCTTTTGATGCAAAATCGTTTGTATACGGTTTCTATTCTTCGCACCATGCAGAATGGTTAGAAGTGGTTCAGGCTAAGGCTGATTTGTCAGGTTGTTCGTTGCGTAGCTATTTGCATAGATTTCCCGATGAGAGTTATCGGCATTATTGTTTGGTTAATTATAGCTTTGAGTATGAATTGTGTAATTTTGAAAAGGATGCTTCCTGGTATGCTTCCAAGAGAGCCCACGAGATGTGCAGCAGGTTTGATTTTTCCCGTTATTATGGCGGTACTTCCAATCTTCATGCTTATTTGATGTTGTTTGATAAGTTGTTGTATTTGAAGCAGCAACTTAAATTGAAGTC